CTATCGACTCATGGAACGACGCTCAAGACTGGCAAGAGGATTCAGGTCTGCAGCTTCCTTGAAGTGATCAGGATCGAACTTCGCATACTTCATTGTCATCTTCAGATCGGTATGACCAAGGATTCTCTGCAGTACCAGAATATTCCCTTTATTCATCATGAAATGGCTGGCAAAAGTATGCCGCAAAACGTGACTGCTCTGACCTCTCGGTAACTGAATACCGGAGGATTTTAATGCTCGTCTAAATGCAGATATTGAAGAGCTGAACTGGCCATGCTTTACCAGGTGAGTTTTGACTTCCTGATAAAGGTTTTCAGGAATAGGAACACTCCGCGTTTTTTTACCCTTAGTCTTGGTCATTTCGACACGATTATTATGAAAATGATGACTCTTTCTGCTCTCTATTTCACTCCACCGCGCTCCAGTAGCCAGGCAGAGTTTGGAAATCAGGAGAACATGGGGATTATCTGAACATTTCTTCATCTGGTTCAGAAGAATTTCAATCTGATCCAGCGAAAGAAAAGTCAGCTCCCGCTCGTCCAGCTTGATTTTTTTCGCTTTCCTTAGTGGATTGGGATAATCAATCTCTCCAATGTCATACAGATAATTATAAACAGTATTCAGATAGCCCAGATGTTTATTCAGAGTATTATCTGAAATTACTCGCCCCTGATACATCTCTGTTCTTTTGAGTTTTTTATACTGATTGAAGTGAGAAACTGTCATCTTCCTGGCAACAATATTCCCCATTTTCATAGCGAGAACATCCAGCATTCTTTTCAAACGAACATGATCAGTTAACTCACAGCCTGCGCCTTGATACCACAATTCGACCAGATCACTTAATCTTCGATTATCTTTTTCCTCTGGTTCTGGCGCAGAGCTGATCTCCACTTCTTTAAACTCATTAACTAACTGCTGGTAATACTCCAGGCATTCAGTTTTTGTTTTACAGGTTTTTCTAAACCTTTTATTTCTTCCTAATTCAACATCGAGCTTCCATTTTCCTGTTTTTTGATTTTTGGTGATTTTCATAACCAGCTTTTTATTGTTTGGTTAATTTCGCCCTTGTTTAATAGCGCTTCTTTGGCTTTGAATTGAGTACTTCTTTTACTTCATCGGTGCTATAGCTCTCTAACTCTTTCAGGAAGTTTTTCTCTTCCCTGGTAAAAGTAATTTGAGCCTCACCTGTTACGATGTAGTTGAGAACATAGGGATACTGCTCTGAAATAGCTTCCAGAATCTCACTGGTCACTCTTTGCTTACCGTATTCAATATTCTCTATCACATGAGGATTGACCCCTAGCTCTTCAGCCCATTGCTTCCGAGTCAAGTCATGCAGTCTGCGTATGAACTCCATGCGACCGTTGATCGTCAATCCCTGCCTATTCTTCTTATCCATCTCTCTTACCTGCCTGTTTAGTCGTACTGAACTACAAGTAATTCAAAAAATACAAACTCTGTATTTTTTACTGTTGTATGTATTCACTATTGTTTAGCAATGCTAAACCGAAGTCATCCGATTTCTTCGACAGGCAGAAAAAATGAACATTTTTCTTTTTCAGGCGTAAGTAATTATAGTTGTATTTTTTACAATCTTCTGTTTATTTTATGGTGACCTTAATTTAAATCAGCTCACTCAAGGATGAGAATCATGGATATAGACGATATTGTTTTGGAAGACATACCCTTAGAGCTATTACAAACCCCAGCTCGATTTGCCAGGGCTACAGGGCTCTCAGAGCATGTAGTCCGTCACTGGGTAGCGGATGGAGTTCTTCCTACCTATAGAATCGGCAGAAGAGTATTAATTAATCTCCCAAAATTAAAACAACAGCTACTTAACTCAGCGACCAAAAAGAAAATTCTGAATAACAAGAAAGGAGTCAGAAAATGATTCCTGAATTAAAACTCAAAGGCTCCTCAATTGAAGAGTTTGATATTCTGAATGATCAATACTTTCAATTGATCCTCTTGCAATACGCTATCCGTTCCCTGGAACTTCAGATTTCCGCTAAACGGGGCATGATTGCCCGATGCTCGGATGATGCCGAAGACTTACGTAAGGAATGGGTTGATGACCTGGTAACCCTGGAAAAAGTCAGTCACTTCCTGGCGATCTGGTCAGATGCTCTCAACGAACAGTGTCCTAATCCAGAAGAATAACCATGAAACGACGACAGTCCTACCGAATCAAGGAAGGCTGTACCCTGGAAGAACGACACGAACTCGCCTGCATGGAGATCCTCAACGGTCACATTTGGGTGTGTGTCTACCACTACCACAGAACCAAAGGCGTTCTGATTGGCGAGGAACCACCCAATGATTCCTGGCCAACCTCCAACCGGAAATCCAAATAGCCGGTTTTCTTTGACAGTGAAGGCAGGGCATTACGATTAATCGCGTGGTCAACCCATTTGACCACACACGGCGATTTATCGCCCTGCCAAGTTTCGCTGTCAAAAAAAACCGGCATTTCCACCTTCAACTATGCCATTCAATGCCACTTTATGCGGTTGCTTCCGACTTGTTGCCAAGCCCTTGTGAGCCCTGTTTTTCAGGCGTATAGATTACAAAAACGATCAACAGCACGGAGAGCAAAACAGTGGACTCATCAGTTAACGCCATGTACCTGGGTATCAAAGTCACCGAGTTTGAAGCCAATCGTTATCTCAAGGTCTTTCTGGCGGTACCACCCGATCCCAATGACAAGAACGTTTCCGGTCTCGATGTCATGATCTGCTCAGCTGACATTGAGAATCTCTACGAGTACGAACGGCTTCAACCTCAGAAGCAGTACGAGTTCAAAACCCGAATCCAATCCGGTGCCCAGAACCGGATCTCCATCAAGATTATTGGCATCCAGCAGTCCAAGCCCGCTAAACAGGCTTCGTGATGCAGATCTTGCTCTGTGATGAGTTTTCGATTGAAACCGATGGGGCAGCCTACTGCACCGGTGTTTCATCGTTCATCACGCTGCAGGAGTTACAGGCTCAGCCTGTGACTGAAGGGCTGACGATTGATCAGGCGAATGAACTACTGACAGCGGCTTTACTGGTGCTGTCCATTGCCTTCGTGTTTTCCCTGCTTCTTCGTCAATTACGATAAACAGCATCATTCGGGGGGAATGATCATGTTTAACAAACTCAAGGCACTCGTGGTCGGTGTACTGTGCTCCGTGATGTCGGTGGGGGCTTTTGCCGAAATCGACATCTCAGCCGCGACTACTGCCCTGACCACCGATGGCACAACCGCCATTACTGCTGTGGGTACCGCATTGGTCGGTCTCGCAGCAGTGGCGGTAGTGTTCAAGTGGGTAAAAGGNGCCATTTTCGGCTGATCCCGAGAACCGCACCGATGGGCAGGGAGGTTTCTTCCCTGCCCTTTTCATGATCATTGCCTGATGACCGATACCATGATCACCAACGACCCCAACACTTTCTATCTGTTTGTAATGCTACTGGCCTTCTGGTTGATGCGGCCATGAGAGTGTTTATTGTTGGGCTCTTCTTACTGATTCCCTTCTCTGCCCAAGCAGAAACCTATTACTGGAAGTACAATAACAACGCTAGTTTCATCCGCCCCACAGCGATAGAAGTCTGTGACCTGCTTTATAAGCCGTCTCAAGGTTTCATTGATAATGGCTCTGAATTTATCAATGAATCCCGCTACCACTGCAAAAAGAAACAGCTGGAAGGCAATGGAGTCACCTGGTACTACGTCAGCAGTGACAAGATTTTCCGCTTTGGTGACTCCTGCCCACAGGGTTCAGCTTACAACCCAGAAACCGGTGGCTGCGATGAAGCCACCCTTTCCTGTCCAGATGCCAAACCCGTCGCCAGTACTTTGAATCTATCTATGGGTTGTTTTAACGGCTGTCTCTATGAAAATCTCGGAGGCTTCAGGGACTACGACAATCTGTTATCTGAAGTGACTTACGACTATGTTGCTACGGGTGAAGAGTGTCTGCCTGGTGATCAGGATATCACTGATGCCGAGAACTACTCAGAGACCAATGAAGAAGGACTGGATTGCCGAACCAGCAATGAGATCCAGTTCTGTGTGGATGATGACAAAACCTGCAAACGGATTAATGGTCAGAAAATCTGCATCGATCATGAAACACGGGATGAGTTGTATAACTGCGGCACCTTTAACGGTGAAGTGGTCTGTATTGAGAAAAACGAACAGAGCAACTGCCGTTTTGTGAATGGCGAACACCTTTGCCTCTATCCTGAAGGGGATAAGGTGGATGAGAACTCAGTGGATCATCCAGATAACGGTGGTAACGCCAATCGCAATACCCAGGATGACATTCTGGATCAGGAAGACCTGGACCAAAATACGCCCCAGGCACAAAACACCCAAACCATCATTCGAGAAACCATCATCAAGCAGGCCGCCCAGAAGCAGGCCGAGAATGACAATCCATCTTCTGCTGTTTCTGGTATCGAATGCGATAAAGCGATGAATTGTACGGGAGATGCCGTGCAATGCGTCATCGCACGATACGAGAAACAGCAGGCCTGTCTGTTTGAACTGCAAACCTCTGAGCTTCAGCAACAGGTTGACTCCAATCCGGCAACAAAGCCACTGGGCAGCTATGAATCGGATACTACGATCATCGACCTGGAAGGCATGATCTCAGAAGACGGGCGCTTTGTAGAATCTACCAGCTGTCCCGACCCTCTGTCATTTGCAGTTTATGGGAAAGAATTTGCTATCAGCTTCGATCCTATGTGCGACCTGGCGGGTTACATCCGCTACTTCATTCTATTCGCCACCTGGTTCTCAGTGGCGGTACTGATTGCCAAATCATTCTAACAGGGAGGATTGACCATGTGGGGAGCCATGCTGAGCGTCATGATGACCTTTGCCCTGCCCATCGTCTGGATTGTGCTGAGGGGGCTGGGTTTTGGTCTGATCACTTACGGTGGACTGTCGCTGTTGACCGAATACCTGGGTGACAAGATCCAGGAGAACTTTGATGGCATGCCCATCGCCATGTACCAGATGATTTCTTTACTGGGCATTCCAACCGCAGTGAACATCCTGCTCTCGGTGCTGACCACCATCATCGTCATCAAGGGACTGATGACCGCTGGAGGAGCGGCCAGGAAGAAACCGGTCTGGAATGCACCCACCGGCGGCCTGGGTGGTGGTGCCTGAAACCTCTTGTCAGTAAAACCTGCAGCCGGTGAAGCGGCTCTTTTTTTCAGTATAAAAAGAGGGGCTGAGCTGGCACCGGAAAGGACGCCAACATGCTGCACATCATTACCGGCAGGCCAGGGGCTTCAAAGTCCCTGAATTGCTTCAAAACCGTCTGCACCGATACCAAGTACCAGGGCAGGCCTCGTTATTACAACAACATCAAACTGAATCTGCTGGACTTTCAGGTCTGCAAAACCTTCCAGGCCTACTTCTATGACATCTACTACCCATCGTTAAAGAAGGCGGAGAAATCCATTCTCAACGCCACCGTTCAACCGATCCACGCCCAGAAACGATTTGTGGAACTGGCTGATGTTCCCTGGCTTGAAACGCCCTTTGAGAAACACGATCCGCTGGCGCAATGGCTGAAGTGGGTGAAACGCTGCTACCCGATCCATGACGTTCGCAGTGTCACCGAGATCCAGAAAAACTGTCCGGAAGGCACAGAACTGACCTTCAAGGACTTTGAATCCCTTAACCTGCACTGGAGGCATTTTGATGACCCACACCAATGGTATGACTTGGAAGGTTACTCGGTTCTGGTCGTGGATGAGGCGCAGGAGTTCTTCCCTGTGCGCTCGGGCAAGGATCGAGTACCAGTCTACGCAGCAAAATTTGAGCGACATCGGCATGACTCATTTGACGTTATCCTGGTTACTCAGCACCCTAACTTTCTCGATATACATATCCGGCGTCTGGCTGGTCATCACACTCATTACTTCAATTTTTGGGGAAGTGCCAAAGTTACTCGTTATATTTGGGATAAGTGTGTCGATCCTGATGACCATTTCGAAAGGAAGGAAGCGTCTAAATCGGTGGTAGGCAAACCTAAGAAGTACTTCGGCGTTTACTTCTCAGCCTTTGAACACACCCACAAACTGAAACTGCCCAAAGCACTCTTTCTGATTCCCATTCTCCTGCTGGTCATTGTGCTGGCGTTATACAAAGGCCTCTCAACACTGACCCGTTCAGAGAAAACACCAGAAGAAGCTACTAAAGAGCAGGAGAGCAGTCTTCTCCCTTTATCAAAGGCCAACGCCAGAGAACCTGTCAGCCTGGAACAGTACATCCAGGAGCGTACCCCGAGACTTTCCGGACTGAAACACACCGCTCCTATCTACGACCCTTTAACCAAACCCAAAGCCTTCCCTAAACCCCAGAACTGCATTCTATGGAATGTAGATACTCCTGAAGAAGAATGTATCTGCTACTCCCAGAGGATCACCCGAATGAAAGTCCCCGACTACCTCTGTCGCTCCACTGTCAGAAATGGGTACTTCGATGAAACCCTGTCGGACAAACACTACTTGAGGAACAAACCCACCCGAAGAGAACTGAAACATTACAAACGGGACATCGACAGCTAACCGGCTGGCCTCCAACGCGCACGCGGGAGGCCAGCGGACGTCCCTGTAGCACGTCTTTAAATAGCAGTAGTAGGAAACAAAAAAGTTATAAAAAGGAATTTCTTATGAAACATTTAGACAGATACGACATCTCCACCGATGGCATGGACAGTAAGCTGAACGACAGGGGACTGATCTTTGTGCACCCCAAATACGGCAAGGTCGTTGATCTCTACCAGGAGCAATTCACGGTATTGGGCACTTATATTGATACCCTGAGGCAGCTCTATCACGGTTCGGTAAATCTGAGTGCCATGGATGACCTTCAGTACTCCATAGACTTCAACGAGCGCTTCTATGAATTCCTGGGACAGGATTGGCTCCTCTCCAAGTCAGGCAAAGCTTCGGGCTACCAGTACAAACTCCAGAACAATGATATTGGCCTGGTAATCCTGTTCAAGATGTTTCATGCCAAACCGGAAACGCCCTCATCGCACCTGAAAATAGAATGCTCTCCCTGGTTCCTGGACAGACGCTCTCCAGAAGAAGTGGAGAAGTACCTGAACAAGATCGCCAACAAGCTGCTGGTCAGTCCCAAACCCAACTATCCCGCCATTCATCTGGCAGTGGATGTGCAAGGTTGGTTCCCACCGGAAGACTTCGTGAATTCGGTTAAATGCCGATCAAGACGGATTTCCCAGTACAACACGTTCGATTCCCTGGAGTTCAAACACTCTGATATTTCTTGCACCTATGACCGCTGCCAGTCTTTTAAGTTCGGTGCAGCCTCCTCTGTCCAACTGGCTGTGTACAACAAAACGGTGCAATCACGGGTTGTGGATAAACTGGACTATATGGAACACAAATGGACTTCAGCCAGGTCAACAGAAAAGCACCTCTCCTGTCAGGGCTATGACTCAGAAAAGGACGTTACCCGTATCGAGCTGAGATTCCATCACTCAGTTATACGACAGTTTTCAGAGGGTACGTATGACATCAAGACGGGAGAAGTCGGTGTCTGCCTGACCTCATACAAAGCCGTCTGTAAACACCTGAATGGTCTCTGGCAATACGGTCTGGAGTCTTTCAAATACTGCCATAACAGCAACTACATCGCTCCAATCTGGACGATTCTACAGAGCGATATAGAGTTCAGCTCTCCCGAGATTTTCTACCAGGACAACCTTTACTACAAGCGTTACTACAAAAAGGCCTCATCTTGTTCTGGAAAGAATTATCAGTTGATTCTGGGTAATTTTTTGTCTGCTTGCGCAAGAAAAAGATTAACTTTCATGACGACACTATCAGAGCTTCAAAAGATGATTATCTGGGAAGATATTGCTCAAAATTACGAGTCTAAAGGAGTTGCTGAAGGCACATTGATTGAGCGCCTCTTTGAGAGTTACACATCTAGATTATTATATGGCTGTACAATCTAGTGAGGAACTCACAGGAGGAGGATAAGAGGAAAGATGCACCTTTGTTCTGGTACACTCATCCTGCAATTATTTAAGTATGCCCTGATCACATACACGCTGTATCGGATAGGCCTAACCGAAGGGCGGTAGCCTGCTCAAAAATCAACCAAAAAACGTTTTTTAGCGCAACTTTTGTACAATTGTCTTTTTCTAGCCCTTAGAATGTGACATCTGACTCTATTGACCCCACTAAAAAACACCCAAATAACATCAAAGTAAGAAAACTCCTAAGAACTCAAATTCAGACTGATTTAATCATTCTCATTTTCATGGACTAAGAGATGGCAGAAACAGCATACATCGCCAAAATGGCAGAGACAGTGTCTAATGACTTATTTAGATGGTTCAAATGGGATGTATTAATACCTAGAGATATGAATTTTTCATGTCATAAAGGCGTTAAACATTCGAGCAGTAGCAAGGAAAAAAATACTCACCCTGTAGATGTTATCTTTAAATATACTGACCCATATTCAGGAAAAGACATACTATTTAACACAGATTTAAAAAGTTATAAAAAGGGTTCTATAGGAAACAATAATGTAAGAGACGCTCTTTACTCACTCGCCCGAACAATAGAATGTGCAGATGGAAGCAATGAGTGGAGAACTAAGTATGCAATGAACTCTAAGAACTACGAGATCAGAGGTTTACTTTTTGTCTATAATCATGACGGAATATATGATAGGACATTTATTGAAGCTTTTAAGCCCAAAGTTAGTTCTAAAGGTAAAGTTTCTGCTGGAGTTAAAATTGGTAATGTCCCTCTTAGGAAAGATCAACAATTACATATTATAGAACCATTAAGGAACCTGCGAATAAGTCCCTGA